CAAATGGGACTGTACGTGGCATATTTTCTCCTAAAAAAAAGAGGGCCGAAACCCTCGGTATTAAAGCGCTACAACTTGGTAAAAAATTCTAACAGTAAGTGTGCTATCATCAGACGCGTTACCAGTAATATTTGATCCTAAGTTATCAAGGACTAATGCTTGGTTCTCCGCTGAGGCAGCCGCAACAATGGCATCTTTGACTGGAACCGCATTTGTCATTGTATCTGCTGACTGATCAATGAAACCTGTTGTTTCGATAGTATCAGATACCTGAACACCTAATGCGTCGGTATATTTAATCCCAAGATTGTCTCCAGCCTCAGCAAAAACCTCACTTCCGTAATTCAGTTTAAATTGTGCGCCCATGAAAAGAATTGCATTACCTGCACCTTGAGCCGCGACTAATTCTTTTGGAGTAGTTGCCAAAGCTTTTACTTCTGTAGCTGTTATCGTCACATCTGCATATTGCATAGCACTAGTAGATGCATCTTGATTTATCGTTAAAGTATTACCTGTTGCTGATGTTGAAAGGCCAGAACCTCCTGCAAATGTGATTACACCAGCGGCTGTGGGTGTGGCGCTTCCTGAATCAGATGTAGCTGTATCCATAGCAAGCCCTTGTCCTGCTAATTGTACAACACCATTTGTTACTGAAAATTGATCAGCATTAAATTGAACGTCTCCCTGAACGGTTGTGCTCCCAGAGACTCGCCCGGTATAGGCTAATGGGTTTTTGTCTGCCATTATTTAACTCCTTATGTACATAAGTTTTTTATAACACTTTGCATGTTATTCTTCTTCTTCTTTACCAAGTCTGCCGGCTACTTGGGCAAATCTCTTCATTAAATTAGCCATCTTAGCAGAAGAAACGTTCTTTTGACCCATTTCCTGTATGATCTTTTGGGATTGTGGATCTTCCAAGATACGATATAACTTTGCCCTATAGGCTCTTTTTGCAACATCAGCTCCCAAGACAGGGATTAAAGACTTTCCTAGTGTAAAAGGCGCAGCTGCATAAAGTGCATACTTCATACTTTTATCAAAGTAGTTGTCCAAAACACGTTGCATTAATGGTCTGTCTTTTATGGCCAAAGCTCGCATGTTTTCAGCCATATTTTTGCCGTATCTTTCTAAGTTCTGAAAGAATTTTAGACCATCTTGTCCCATCGCTTCTTTAATCACGCTTTTCATATGGGGATTTGCCAGAATATCTTTGGCTTTTTCGAAGTCGATTTGCTTTTCTTTATCTAAGACGGAAGACACCATATCTTCAAATGTCATACGCTGAAGACTTTTAAACATCTTCTTTCCACGTGGAGAGCGATTAATCGTCTCCTTGACCATGTCATACCCGATAGGGTTTTGCATTAGCTTCAATGTATAATCTGGTCTTGCTCCAGTATCAAAAGCCTTCTGGATATCGCCAAGAATATTGCCTCTTGCTAGTGCCTGTTGCCCTGGAGATGATAGACTATCCCCATATTCCAACAACTTATCTAACTGTTGACTTGATTTCTTGGACAAATATTCGCGTGACTCGCTTGCCAATTCTTGTGCTAATGCTTTATTTTTGCTTGCGATGTTTTCAACAACTAGACGATCTAAAAAATCTTTAACCTGTTGATTTCCACCAATAGCTTCGTTTAAGCGCTCCAAATTTGATGGCTTTGTAAACATGGAGGTCAAGTCTTCAGGATTTTGGCTTTTGCGCATTTTAACAATGGCATCGTTATTGAAGACTTTTTGCGCCTCGGCAAATTGGTTTTCTGCCGCTTCAAACGCCCTTTTAACACCTGGACGCGCTTCCAGAGCTTTCATTACATCCTGTTTCATTGCAGAAGATACAGGCTTAAGCAAGTCAATAGGTGCAGGAACTATATCAGACTTTTCTAAAAGGCGGTTTATACTGCGTTTACCGGCCATTAACTGTTCAACAGGGACTTCGACTAAAGAACCTTGCTGCATTGGTTTAAGGAGTCTTACAACGTCTTCAAGCGCTTTTTTAACTCCCCCTTCTTCAGGAGCTTTAATCAGGCTTTTCTCGAGGTCTTCTACAACCTTGGAAGCCGTTTCGAAAGTGCGATTAGGAACGACCCCAAGGCCCTTAACACCTTCTTCAACCGCTTCATAAAGCCTGCTGTAAGTCTCTTTGATAGCATTGAAATTTCCTTCAACATATTGCTGTAATCCTTCCCACGACTTTTTCTTTGATTCAGCCGCTGGGCTAATCTGGTCAAGTATGGCTTTTTGATTATCTTTGATAATCTCCTTTTCTATCTCAGCAGCACGGAAAGGTCCAGCTTCTTTCATTGTAGGCTCTGCCACCTTGCTAACAGCTTCATCGAACTTGGCAAGATTCTCTTCACTTGTTTTGGCTACGCGACCCATCAGATCACGACTACTCAGCTCGAGATCGGCAACTGCCTTTTCTCCGACTTCTTCAAGAAACTTAGGCATACCTTCCGGAATACCTTTAGCTCCTAAGAGTCTTTTTCCAAATTGTATGCCGCTTTGTAATCCTTGCGCTCCCCTTTTTAAAAGGAAAGGAAGAGAGGCAAATGATAAACCGGTAAAGAATTGGCTAGCGGGACCACCACCCGATTCTTCGGCAACAGCTTCACCCGCGCCAAAAAGGCCTCCGATCGCCGCTTCTTTACCTAAATTTGCTTGACCACCACCAGGCATCAACATAGTTGCAGCAACAAACTCGCCAGCAGTACCACCAGATTGACGCATTCCACGTTCTGCAGCTGTTCTAGGAACTAAAGTGCCACCGGTAATAACATCGCCAAGCTCTGTAAAACTCTGAATAGGCAGTTCTGGCTCTTTCCATTCGCCTAATTGCGAAAGTATTTCTTCATCAGACATCCCTTTTTCTTGAAGTTCCATCTCTTGAAGCTGTCTTTCAAGTCTAGGCCTTCCGACTTCTTCCCAAATCTGTTGTTGGGCCATCATAGATTCTGGTCCACCACCAAAAGCACGAACGCCAATATCCAAACCTTTCATGAAGAAATCTTGTATAGCGCCGCCAACACCACGCATAACACTTGTATCGGTCTCTTCTTCCACCTTCTCAGATGGTGTTATTACGAAGCCAGATTGCTGATCTACAGTTTCTTCGTCTTCTTCTTTAGGCTGTGTAATGACAAATGGCATCTTAACCCTTCTTTTGTTTTACCCAACGTGAACCGTTATAAATATATTTCTCACCAGTTTCTGAATTGGTTGCTTGCGCTCCCTTAGTCACCCCTTTAGTGGGCAGTTTTTCAACGACAGTTTCAGAAGCAGGACTTTCCACCTGATCATCAAATTTACGCATAGTGGCATCAGCACTGTTTTGCAGCTTAATGAATTCATCTCTTGGTATTTTTGTTCCATAGCGTTCAATCAAACCCCCTAGCTTATCTTGAAACCCACCAGCTTCTTTAGCTAAGGATCTGAGCGCATTGATTTTACCTTGTATTTGCTCCTGTGTATCCATTGGTGAAATACCAAATGTTTCACGAATCCATTCAAGTTTTCTCTGTGGGAGAACACCTGCCTTATTAAAGACTTTGATCACACTGTCAAGCGCAAGATTTCCACGGTTCCTGTACTCTGTATAGGCTTTGCTATTCCAGGCCCATTCACCTGTCACCAACCCTTTGGCACGTCCAACGTTTTTCAGGTTTTCTTCAAGATAATCTAAGTTTTCTGTTAATGCTTGCTTTTGCTCGTCACCACCTTGCATATATTCAATGACTGAATCCGCCATGAATTCATCAATCTTTTTGTCAAAGACACTGTCACCCTTTTTATCTTTTTGAAATAGCTTAATAGCTTCGAAAGGATCGCCACCTTCTCGACCGTAGGCCATCAAAAACGCATTTTGCCCTTCAGGGGTGTTTAGACCACCCATATCTAATGCTTCATCAAAAGCTGATTTAAAGGCATTTTGCTTGCGAGCGGCATTATAAGACTGCTGCAGGGATTGTAATGTGGCTGGATCAGCTCCTGATGCCAATGCTTGTGAATATGCGCGTGCTATTGCATTAGGATCATTTTGCGCCGCTTCAAGCCCTGACTGAAACTGTTGTAACCCTTGTGCCTGCCGGCTTTGTTGCATTCTCTGACCTAAAGCTTGGCCAAGAGCGCCTCCCGCTGTTGAAATACCTTGTGCTAGACCTGATGGATCTTGCAAAACTATTGGTGCTGGCATTATTTACCCTCCAACTGTACGATTTTTTCGTACATCTCCTGCATGGCATTGATCATAAGACCCATGACACCGTAAAGATCTACGTGCAATATACCGTCTTTTTTTGCTGTCAGCTCTTCCGGTATGTCTTCTGCAATCAATCCGACCTTATCTTTTTGGCCTCCCACGTCTTCGATGTAGTCATATTGCTTCACATCCAATTCCATAAACTCTTCAAGGCCTTTTTCGTATTCCCTAATGTTTTCTTTCACTTCTTTGGAAGACATCGCAACGCCAGCGCCAATTTGTCCAGCAGCTCCAATTAATGGGCCTAGGATACCTGATTGTTGTTGGATTAATGGAGAGAAGGTTTGACCAGTTAACAGCGGTAGGAATTGATTAATGGCTTGAAGTTGCTGTTGTTGCTGATTCTGGAAGAATTGTCCATATTGCGATCCTAAAGCCGTGGATAAGTCTCCTGCGCTTTGTGCTAATGCTTGATTTAAAGCTGAAGAAGAGCCCGCATTTGCATCAGTAAAACGCTGCTGTATTGCAGGAATCATTTGTTGTTCAAATGTCTGCATTGCTGGATCGACATAAGCTTTTTGGAATACTTCATCCATCTGCTCTTGACCCATTGGCTGCAAAAGATTGCCAAATGTAGCCATCGCGTCCGGACCAAGACCTGTTAGAAAACTGCTAAATAGGGCTTGTTGCTCCGGCGTTAGCATGCTGATGTTCTTTTCGTGAGTCGATCCGCCCATCATTGTTTTTCCCATCATTCACCTCCGAATATTCCATCAACACACCTTTAGAACGTCTAAATCCATGTCTTTCGCTGTGTTTTGGATAATTTGTAATCCAGTAAACTTTCTTTAATTTTAACTTTTTTATAATTTCTTTTACATGATCAGACAGTCTTTTAACAGCTTTTCCTTGTCCCCAGTAAGACTTGTCCATAGAAAAGGAATTAATGATCACATCCTTTGTCAAAGCATCTACAACAAACCATAAAAAGCCTTTCACCATATTCCCTTCATCAGCAAGAACATAAAGATGATTGAAAGGGTTTAAAGTTGGTCCTTCTTTGCCTTCAACCAAGCAGTTAATTTCTTGGTATTTATAAAAATCTTCAACAGAAAAATCTCTGTCTCTTACTTGCTCGACAAGATACTTAGGAATATGGATAGGAGAAAATACTCTCACCCACCTAAGTTCGTCTATTTTTTCTGATTTATCTTTCATCTTGCTGTCCTATGTACCTAATGTGGCCTATCAATTGACCTGCCGCGACTGAGCCTTGATTTGCTGTAGTGAATGCACTGCCGGTATTCCAAACTTCACACCGGTATGTGTCACTTATTGCATTAAGCACGCACTCAGTTCCTCCTGTATATGTAAATATGGAGGGTTGCGCCACGCCAACGAAGGGTTTTTGGTCGGTTACTGCAACTTTGTAGGGCAATTCCACATACATATTGCCCGTTATTGCACCTGAATTTGCTGTCCATTTAACGTCAAACCAGACATCGACAATGATACCTTGTCGTAAAACCCACCCTTTTTGGTGGTCATAGGTAAATGTCGTTCCTGAATTGGCTGAATCTTTTAAAATGGGAGTCCATTGCCTATTGGGTTCTGAAAAATCGGCACGAATGTCTCCGTTGATACCTTGCGCTAAATCTTCATACATCCCCTGTAATGTGAAGATCAGTTCTCGAAAATAACGATCTAGTTCTTCTGGATTACCGCTTAAAATCTGCTCACTGTGCAGAGGAAGGATAATGTTAGGATTGATCGTCATCCCAATGTTCTCCTTCCACGCGGTCTAAACCAGGGTTTAATAGCGTGTATCTTCAAAGGACGGTTAGAACCTTCTGAGTAGACCTTTATTTGATGCACATAGCCGATTCCACCACCATATGCCCTTTTCCAAACTTTAGTGCGGTAGAACTTGTTTTCATAAATTAATCCACCGGAAGTATAAGTGCCAAAACCAGTGGCATCGACAGAAACGGTAAAAGTATTGCCGTCTACGACCGTAACGATATATTCTTCATCATTAACTTCAGTCATTCCCTCGGCGCCATAGATATAAATGCGGTCATTAGTAGTTAAACCGTGCTTACCAGCGGAAATAGTTAAACCTTGTGTCGGATCGCCGGCATCTGTTAGTGCAATATTATTAATACTAGCCACATACCCAAGATCAGGTAGAAGATCCATACCCTGCTCTTCGTAGGGAGCCTCGTTATCATTTTTATAGAATTCAACTGAAAGCTTAGTTTTTTGATCGCTATCACAGTAGAAGTCGACGTATCCTAGCTGGCATTCGACTCCTTGATCTTTGAAAGGATTCCAGCCAGCACTTTCCATTTCAAATTGAATAGATGTTCCGTCATCGCTTCCTTCGGTTTCAAGTATATGGACAGCGCCTGCCCGATCTCCACCTAGGAAGATTTCAGCACCTTCTGACCAGAAAAATGACAATGCAGTTTCATCGTTTAAATCCTCAGCTGCCACATCTAAGTCGTTAGCTGCGATGAAGTCTTCTGCGGCATAGTCAATTGATACCCCGCCATGGCCAAGGGCATTCATGTCGACTACACTTCCGCTTACTTCTCTGGTAAATACATATTTTGTATAAGCACCAGATTCATCGTCATAGATTAAAGCGCCTTCTGCATCATCCTTTTCCTCCTGCGGATACAACATCCACGTTCTTCGAGAGGAATAGCTTCTATCAGCAAAGACTTTATCAAATTCTGAGTCGTTAACATCGTCATCGACAAAGTCTTCAATTCTTTGATCGACACGCCGGGTTTCTACTCCATCTGTTGCAGTAATTCCTCTTTGTCCAAGAGCAACGACATAACGGTCATACCCGATAGTTGCCATCTTGCCATCACACGCCCTGAAATCATTAATTTTATCCCATCTAAAAGGAAGTGCTGGGTCAGGGACAGGCCGAAGGGTCCATACACTATCAGTGAAGTTTACAATGATGATATCTTGCAATGCCCTTGCAGAAATGATCTGTTCACCAGTGGGCGCATCCACAAATCCCCCACCACCAGGAACGGAGTCATCCCAATTGCCTGGATTCTGGGCAGCACACCATCTTGCTCTCTGGGGAAAAGTGTTTGTTGTAGCACCATTAAACTCGAATGTATGGAGACATACTAGTCTTTGTTTAATACTAAACATCAACTTGCAACCATAAAGAGTGTCTGTAGAATTTAAAGATGGTTGAAATTGTTCTACCCTTGGGTTTGCTGCATCATA